TTTTAATTATTCTTTGGGTTTTTTTATTTAATTATTTTGAATTGCTATCTTTTGTTAGTGTGTGTTTTAAATTTTTTTTGGGTTTTGATTAGGTTTATTTTATCTGAAGAAATTTATGACATTTGGCTCAAGTGTTATCTAATTTAGGTTTTTCTAAAATTTATAAAAGGCCACCGTAGAGTTTCAAGTCTACGGTGGCCCTTAGATTTTGTCACCAGCAGCTATTAGCTGTTGGGCGTAACTTGAGCCTGCACAAGGGCTTTTCCATCGACCACTTGGTAACCATAAACCTGCAGACCGCGCAGGATTTGGCCGAAGGTCAGTTCCGACCGCAGGGTTTCCACCTTGCTGATCTGGGACGCGAACGTCAGTCCGTGAGCATGGCCGGCAAAGATCGGCCATTCGCCCGCGTTGAAGTTCGTGCTGTCGGTGCTGTTGTTCGGCAGCAAGTTGGAGATGTAGATCGTGAACCGATCCACCATGCCCAACCGGCCGTTGCGCAGCATCGACACGCTGTCGCCGGAGAGGTACGCCTGACGCAGTTCGGACTGCTTAATCATGCGGCCAGCCCACGCCGGCATGACGACCCAACGGCCGACTTCCGGGATGTTCTGCTCGTCCAGCGTCTGGCCCATGCGCATCAGCACGTCCAGAAGCTCGATGTCACCTACGCCCGGGTTCTTGGAGACCACCGAGAGGGGGGTGCCCTTGACGCCGAGGTTGATGTTGCCGGTGATGACGCCCGCCGCCGTCCCACGGTTCGCGGCCACCATCTGGTTGACGATGCCGTCGAGCACGTCGCTGTCGACGGTGATCTTCAGCTGCTGCGCTGCGTCGTCCGACCACATGGAGAGGACGTTCAGATCGCTCTGAATTTCCATCACGTCGTCGAGGATCAGCGAGAAGTATTTGCCGTTGCCGATGTAGAGTTCCACCGTGCCACCGGTCGGACGGTCAAGGCCCAAGAGCCCGTCGCTGTCGTAGTTGTGGATGGTGATCGTCGGCTTCGTGCGGATTTTCACGCGGTCGCCCTTGTTCTTGATCTCGCCCTCGTAGTCGGTGTTCGAGATCGCAGCCAAGACGGTCGACGCGTAGAACTTCTCCACGAGCTTGCCGGACCAGATTTCAGGGATGAAACCGGTGGCTTGCAGGTTGTTGCCCGAAGAGCCCGATGGGTAGATTACGGTGCCACCCGGGGGGACTGAGCCGGACGTTGCACCCGGGAAACCTGAGCTAGGAATGGGCATATCAATTCTCCTTCACGGCCATCAGGCCATTAGTTGCCAAACACCAGCCACGAGACCGTCGCGGTGCTTTGCGAGTTGTTGTAAATTTTGGCGGAAGAGATCGTCAGGCTGTCGTAGAAGGTCGCAAAACCTTCCCCTTCAACAGTGACAACAAGCCCCAATGCAGCGGTCGGAAACGCTGGCCAACTTACTGAGGCGACGCCCGAGCCCCCGATGTACTGCGGAACGATAGATACCGAGCCACCGTAAAGGATCAGACCAGCCGGGGCTGAAGCGCCGGTGGGACCTTGTGCGCCAGTTGCGCCGGTTGCGCCCGGAGAACCCGCTGAGCCCAGAGGACCCGTCGGACCGGTCGGACCGGTGATGACCAATGCAGTGCAGTCGCCCATAGCAAAAACCCCCAACAAACGATCGGGGGCTTTGGATTGTTGCGTTGTGCAGAAGCCCCCGGGTTACCCTCGGATGCGCCCTTCTCTCTGCGCTGCTTCTAGGTCTCGCTCTGCGGCTGCGAAGTCGGCATCTCGGCCGGCGTACAACCCGCGTTGCTTGTCCCGATACAGCTGGGAGATTTGTGCGCGTGAATAGATCGGCTTCTCGGTGGGCGTCTGGTTATCACCGGACGCCGGCCTCGCCCTGCCGGGGGCTGCGAGTGTCTCCAAAGCTACTGCAGGGGTACGAGGAGCGGGCTGCTGCTCGATCTGCTGTGCTGGAGCCATCTGGCCCGTGGCTGATGCTTCCGTGAGGAAGTCTTTGAAGAACTGCAGAACCTTCGG